GCTGCCACTGACTACCGCGTCCGTCGCTGCCGAGCGGGATCTGCTGAACCAACTGCCGAGCCTTCCTCGGGTGATGGACGGTGCCTGCCTCACGTGGCTCTACTTTGCGGGTGCGGCCACGGCGGCAAGCACAAACTTCTACGGCGCGGTCGAGGTCGGCTGGGGCTGATCGGGCTCATGGCTCTCAAGACAAACACCACGCTCCTGGCGCAGCTACCCCTGCGCCAGATCGGCGGCTCGCCTGGAACTTTCCGTTCCATGTGGGGGCGTGGCGACCGGATGAACCAGTCCGTAGGCCAGGGCATTCCGTCCAAGCTGGCAGGCATCCCCAGCGGGCACTTGGCTCCATCGTCGTGGGTGCTGCCGTACAAACCGGGCGCCATGTCGTCGTTCACGCAGTGCGTGGTGACGGTCACGCCGGGTGCGCTAAACCTCGCGGCGGGCGTCAACATCAGCGGCGATGCGGCGGTCACGATCACCGTCAACCCGGCCGATGGGCAACTGATCGTCTCGGCGGTTGGCAACGCCTCCATCACGTTCGACCTGGCCGCCAACCTGGCCGGCGCCCTGTCGGCCGCGGGCAGCACGTCCTTCTCCTTCACGGTCAACAACGCCACGCTCGGCGCCATCGTCGACGCCGTGGGCGCCGCGCTGGTGCAGGTGTCGGCCAGCGCCAACATCCGCGCCACCGGCAACCTGTCGGGCGACATCACACCGTTTACCGAACTCAGCCCGCAGTCGCTGTCCGCAGCGGTCTGGAGCGCTTTAGCCAGTGCGTACAACGTCGCAGGCACGATGGGCGAGAAGCTCAACGACGCCGGCAGCGCGGCCAACCCGTGGACGGAAGTGATCGACGGGACGTACACTGCCAGCGACTTGCTGAAGCTGATTTCTGCCTCTGCCGCGGGCGAACTGGCCGGCTCGCCTGGCGGGCCCATTTTGATCAAGAGCGTGAATGGCACTACAGTACGGATTACGGCCACAGTAGATGCCAACGGCAACCGCACAGGCGTGACCTACGATGTTTCCTAAGACGTACTTCGCTGCAGCGTTCTTCTCGGGGTACTTCTTCCCTCCGGTGGAGGGCGGGCCCACGCCCCCGTTCTCTTCTTCTCAACCCTATGTAAAATTGCGTTCTTTCACCGAGCGCGGGAGATTTTGAATGGCTATCAACCTCAAAGCAATCACCACTCGGTTGGGGTATCAGCAGATCACCTCGCTGTCTTCGGCCACTGGCCTGACTGTGCCGTCAGTGGACTTGAACGGTTTGTCCTGCCGGCCAAGCATTGCCATCATCGTGGCTGAAACTCAGGCCGTGCGCTGGCGCGACGATGACGTCAACCCCACCGCGTCAGTCGGGATGCCGCTGGCTGCGGGCGTGACGCTGCAATACGACGGCGATCTCACCAAGATCAAGTTCATTGAGCAGTCGGCCAGCGCCAAGCTGAACATCTCTTACTACGCCTGAAGGAGCAGTCATGGTCACTTACGGCGACGGCGGGGTTATTGATCCGGCCAAATTTCTTGACTACATTGCCAAGCAGTTCCCTACTGATTTGGCCAACATGGTGAACGCCCGCGACGAGTTGGCCAAGCGCCAAGGCGCGTTGAGCGCGGTGGAGAAGGCCAACAAGGACCGCGAGAAAGCGGCCAAGGTGTTGGAGGCGGCAACGGCTGAAGCGGCGACCATCGTGGCCGACGCGCAGAAGGTTGCTGACGCCAACGCCGCCAAGAAGGCCGAGTTGTACGTTCTCGAAACGGAGTTGGTCGCAGATCGGAAAGCGTTTGCTGCTGAGACCGTAGCCAAGACTGCGGATCTGATGACCCGTGAGCAGCAAGTCGCCAGCCGCGAGGTTGCGGTGGCCGCGCTGCAGGCCGAATACGCGGCCAAGGCGGCAGTATTGGAATCTAACCGTGCGGCGCTGGACGCCCGTATTAAGGCGTTCCAAGATAAGGTTGCCGCGCTCAGCGTTTAATGTAATATATTCCTACCGTACTGGTGCGGTTCACCAGGGCTCTAGTGAGCATCCATGACTGAAGAAGTCCAAATCCTAGCGGAAGTAGACCCCGCGCCGGCACAGGCAGCAACGGCTGCGCCTGAAGTCGAAGCAAGTTCGCCGGAAGTAGCTGAGAACCAAGTCGAGCAAACGGCAGAGGAAAAGAAGTTTTCTCAAGCTGAGATCGACGCGATGATCAGCAAGCGCCTCGCAAGAGAGCAGCGCAAGTGGGAACGAGAGCAAGCGGCCAAGTTTGCAGATATGCAAACCCGGCAGCCCGCGCCGAAAGATGTTCCGCCAGTTGATCAGTTTGAGTCCCCTGAAGCCTACGCCGAAGCGCTGGCTGTCAAGAAGGCCGAAGAACTGATTGCCTTGCGAGAGCAGCAGAAGGCTCAGGCAGCGATTGCTGACGCCTACCACGACAGGGAAGAAGAGGCCCGGAACAAGTACGACGACTTCGAACAAGTCGCCTACAACCCGAGCGTCCGAATCACTGACGTGATGGCCGAAACGATCCGCGCTTCGGATGTTGGCCCTGATGTAGCCTACTACCTAGGAGCCAACCCCAAAGAAGCGGACCGTATCTCGCGCTTGTCGCCGTTCTTGCAGGCAAAAGAAATTGGAAAGATTGAAGGCAGACTGACCGACAATCCGCCCGTCAAACGAACTACGTCAGCGCCAGCACCGATCACACCTGTCACGGCCCGAAGCAGCAACAACCCGTCTTACGACACGACTGACCCACGCTCCATCAAGAGCATGAGCACGTCGGAGTGGATTGAAGCTGAACGCGCCCGGCAGATGCGTAGGTTGCAAGCGCAGGCATCCCGCTAAGACTTGAAAGGAATTCACCGTGGCCAATAGTATTCTGACCATTGACATGATCACCAGGAAGGCCCTGGAGATCTTGGAAAACAACCTGGTGCTCACGCGCAATGTGAACCGCCAGTACGATGACAGCTTTGCTGTCGAAGGGGCCAAGATCGGCTCCACGCTGCGCATCCGCCTGCCGGACCGCGCTCTGGTGACTGACGGCGCCGCTCTGCAAGTGCAGGACGACAACGAGCAGTTCACGACCCTGACCGTCTCCTCGCAGAAGCACATCGGCGTGAACTTCACGTCCGCTGAACTGACGATGCAGTTGGACGACTTCGCGGATCGTGTGCTGAAGCCTCGTATCAGCCAGCTTGCCTCCAGCATCGACGCTGACGTGGCCAACGCCTTCCGCACCATCGGCAACTCCGTTGGTACGCCTGGCACCACACCGGCCACCTCGCTGGTTTTGCTGCAAGCCCAGCAGAAGCTTAACGAGAACGCCGCTGTGATGACGCCCCGCTACGCTACCGTCAACCCGGCTGCTAACGCCGGTCTGGTCGAAGGCATGAAGGGCTTGTTCAACCCGACCGACACCATCAGCAAGCAGTTCAAGAACGGCATGATGGGCACGGGCGTGCTGGGCTTTGACGAGATCAACATGTCTCAGTCGATCAAGCAGTTCACCACCGGGTCGCGTACCAACGGCACGACGGCTGCTGCGGTGACGGCTGAAGGCGCGACTTCGATCTCGCTTACCGGCTTGGGCAGCACCAACACCGTTCTTGCTGGCGACGTGTTCACCGTGGCTGACTGCTTTGCGGTGAACCCGCAGACCCGTGAGTCCACTGGCTCGCTGTTCCAGTTTGTGGCGCTTGCCGACGTGACTGCATCGGGCGGCGCGGCGACTGTTACGGTTGCTCCGATCTACTCGGCCAACCACGCGCTGGCTACCGTGAATGTTCTGCCTGCTACCAGCAAGGCCGCGACGTTCATCGGTTCCGCGTCCACGCAGTACCCGCAGAACCTGGTGTACCACAAGGACGCGATCACGTTTGCCACTGCTGACCTCTTGCTGCCGCAAGGTGTTGACATGGCTGCGCGCGCCAACCACAACGGCATCAGCCTGCGTATCGTGCGCCAGTACGACATCAACAACGACCGGATGCCCTGCCGGATTGACGTGCTGTACGGCTACAGCACCATCCGCCCGCAGATGGCTTGCCGTCTCTGGGGCTAAACCGAAACGGGGGCTGCTAAGCGTATAGCGGCCCCCTTTTGAACTTCATCTGAAAGGAATCAATCATGGCTCTCCCTAATGGCGCTGGCGGCTACCAAGTTGGTCCAGGCAACCGCAACGAAACTACGATGGGGTACGCGGCTACTCCGCAGACCGCAACCGCAACCGCAACCCTGACGGCTGCGCAACTGGTCGGCGGCATGTTGGTGGCCAACCCATCCACGAGCGCGGCGACCTACACGCTGCCTGCTGCATCGACGCTGGAAGCCGCGCTGCCCAACGCTACCGTTGGCAGCACGTTCGACCTGTCCGTTGTCAACATCGGCACGTCGTCCGGCACTGTGACGTTCTCTATGGGTTCTGGCACCGGCTTCACTGACGGCGGCAACGCCGTCGCGGTTGTGGCCGTCACGACCAGCGCGATTTTCCGCTTCCGGAAGACCGCGGAAAACGCGTACACGGTCTACAAGGCTGCGTGATCAATCAGGGGGCTTCGGCCCCCGTTTTTGAAAGGAACGATGATGCCTAATACCAAGGCTGTCGGTGTCGCGTACAGCGACCCCGAGTTTGAAAGCGTTACCGTCACGGGCACTGTTACCGGCGCTTCGGTTAGTGGGGGTACCGTCTATGCGTCCAGCGAGTTGGGCTACACCGTTGCGGCGCAAGGCACCGTGACGCAGGCGTCCAGCAAGAGTACGGCAGTCACGCTGAACACATCCGCAGGGCAGATCACTACCAACAACGCCGCGTTGAACGCCACCACGACGGTGACGTTCACGTTCAACAACTCCACCATCAGCGCCAATGACACTGTGATTCTCACGGTTGCTGCGGGGGCGACGGCTGGCGGGTACAACGCTTGGATCACTGGTCTGAACGCTGGCTCTGCGACCATCGCTTTGCGCAACATCACAGGCGGCTCTTTGTCCGAAGCGGTGGTGCTGAACTTTGCGATAATCCACTGCTTGACGTAACGAAAAGGGGCTTCGGCCCCTTATCTCAATGGCTGTCATCTATCTTCGCCACCCCATCCACGGGGCCAAGGTTGCCACGATGGAAATGGAAGCGGCTTACGATGAGCGTAGCGGATGGGAGCGGTATACTCCCGGCACCGAGGATGAACCCGACACCGCGCCGCCCGTGAACACGCTGGGCCGCCGCCGTCGCAAGGAGCCCGAGCATGTCCACCACCGCGGGTGATCAAATCCAGCGCGCCCTGCGTCTGCTGGGTGTATTGGCAGAAGGCGAAACCACATCCGCCGCCGTCATGCAGGATTCGCTGACGGCGATGAACCAGATGATCGACTCGTGGAACACCGAGCGGCTGTCTGTGTTTAGCACGCAAGACCAAGTGTTCAATTGGCCCGCCAGCACGATCAGCCGCACGTTGGGGCCAACGGGCGACTTTGTGGGCAACAGGCCCATCCTGCTGGACGACTCGACGTACTTCCGCGACCCCGGCACGAACGTCAGCTTCGGCATCAAGATGATCAATCAGCAGCAGTACAACGGTATTGCTGTCAAGACGGTTACGTCAACGTATCCGCAGGTGTTGTGGGTCAACATGACGTACCCTGACATTGAGATGTACATCTATCCAGTACCCACGCGGTTGCTGGAGTGGCACTTCATCTCGGTCCAAGAACTGACGCAGCCGGCTACGCTTGCCACAATATTGTCGTTCCCACCAGGCTATCTGCGAGCCTTCACCTACAACTTGGCGATGGAGATTGCGCCTGAGTTTGGTGTAGAGCCTTCGCCGCAAGTGGTGCGGATTGCTATGACGTCCAAGCGCAATCTGAAGCGCATCAACAACCCGGACGACATCATGAGCCTGCCGTACTCTCTCGTGGCAACTCGCCAGCGGTTCAACATCTACGCAGGAAACTACTAATGGCTAACGTAAAGATTTCCAACCTGCCAGCGGCAACTACTCCCGTTGCGCCAACTGACGTTCTGCCGGTAGTGCAAGGCGGCGTTACAAAGAAGGCCGCAATCAATCAGCTTGGGTTCCTCCAATCTGGCACCGGCGCAGTCACGCGCACCGCGCAGGCCAAGATGCGCGAGATTGTGTCGCCGGAAGATTTTGGTGCAGTTGGTGACAACGTGACTGACGATTCTCAGGCGTTGACTGCCGCCATGAATGCTGCGGTGTCTACCGGGCAAACACTCGAATTGCGCGACGGGGCAACGTACTACCTTGCAACGTGGTCAACCTTCACCAACAGCGGCGTCCTTCGCATGGAAGGAAGCGCCACGCTGCGAGGCCCGGCCTCAACGGTTAACTTTTTGTCGCCTGGGGCCAATTTCGATATTCAAGGCGCCACTTTTTCGACGTGGGCCTCAGTTGTAACCAGAACCGCCGCACAAACTGGGTCTTTCACCGATGTAGTTTTTTCCGGTAATCGTTGCACTGGTTGCACAAGCCTTGTTTTTTCGATTGAACGACCAATCGAACAGTACCGAATCGAAAATAATGACATCGAATCTTGTACTGGTGGGTATGCCATCCGAATCGGCGAAAACACATACGCCAATCAGGATACGTGGCAAAAGGGTTGGATTGTCGGCAACAAAATCAAGACCCTGAGTGCGTCAGGCACCACATCTGCCGCCGCCATGTTGGTATATGGACGAGAGGTGGTGATTGCCAACAACAACATTGACGGAGTGACGCAAAGCGGCACTGGCGAAGCGTGGGGCATTTACACCAAGGCGCGATATTCCGAGGTGTACGGGAACTACGTAAACAATGTTGTCGCGGCCAGCAACACGGATAACGTCGGCATCAACATCAAGGGCACGACACGCGCTGTCACTTCATCACCGCAAGGGTTCAGTGTTTCTGTTTCCGATAATCAGGTGCGGAACATCGGCGTACTTGGCGTGCGCGGAACGGGCATTCGCGCGCAGACGGATGATGTGCTGATTTTCGGCAATCTGATCGAAAACGCTGGCGGCGGGATAACCGTAGACGAGAGCAGCGCCTACCGCAACGTGCGGGTTCAGAACAACCTTGTTCGCTTCCTAACTTTGGTGGTTGGCACTAGCGGGATATTGTTAGAGGGCAGCGGTAGCCAAGTGGTGGCCGACAACAATACGGTGTTGCAGGCATCGACGGGGATTTTGCTTCGCACTGGGCCTACTGCCAGTACCATGCAAGATGCACAAGTAACGCGAAATCTACTGGCTAGTTGCACGGTAGGAATCTTGTTTGACGCATTTTCTGGATGCACGCTTGATCGCGCTGTTATCGAGTCAAACGTGGTTAACGGGGGCACCACTGGGTTGCAAAACAACGGCAGCCCAGGAACCGTCTCAAATATGCGGCTGAGGTTCAACGACTTCGCACGAGCTTCTACGCCACTCCTCGGATTGCTTGGCACAACTCCGATAGTGTTATGTAATTCTGGGATCATCGGAACCACATCGACAGACATGGGCGGGCCGATAACAGTCCCTGGCAATGTGCGGGTGCAGGACGTAACGAACAGCAACGGCGGTGTTCTGGTAACCAGCAACGCTGCAGGATTTGAAATCACAACGCTTTACGGCGGGCAGCACATCATTCTGTCTCCGGGCGGCAGCGAAACTTTCCGAGCATTGGCAAGCGGGAACTTTGGTTTCAGAACTCAAGCCGCTGGAACGTCTGCAGTGGGGGTGCTGGCGATTGCAAATGGAACCGCACCAACATCATCTCCCGCCGGAATAGGGCAGCTTTATGTGGAAGCTGGCGCTCTCAAATTCAGGGGAAGCAGCGGGACGATAACGACTATCGCTGCTGCCTGACCATGACCCCCCGCCCCGCGCCCCACGTCATCCGCTGGTTCCTGCGGACCAGCGGCTACGGCGGCGTCACGCTGCCGCCGCTGGGTATCTTCATCCTGGCCGAGCGCATCAACGAGACGGCGCTGGTCAGGCATGAGCAGCGGCACTGGCTCCAGTACCAGATGCTCGGAGCGCGGCGGTTCTATCTGCACTATCTTTGGTACACAATCCGCTACGGCTATCGGAATAATCCGATGGAAGTTGAAGCCCGCGCGGCTGAAGTAAGCACGGCATGAAAACGCCTATTCTCGGATCAGCGTATGTTGCCCGCAGCGTCAATGCTGCGGACAACCGCATGGTCAACCTGTTTCCGGAGATCGTACCGGAGGCAGGCAAGGAGCCGGCGTTCTTGCAGCGTGCGCCGGGGCTGCGGCTGCTGGCGTCTGTCGGCAGCGGGCCTGTCCGAGGTCTGTGGGCCTTCGGCGGTTACGGCTATGTGGCTAGCGGCAACACGCTGTACCGCGTCGATTCCAGTTGGCAGGTCACCACAATCGGCACGCTGACGGGCACCGGTCCGGTCAGCATGGCCGACAACGGCACGCAGTTGTTCATCGCCTGCAACGGCCCCAGCTACATCTACTCCGGCTCGGGTCAATTTGCGCAAATCACAGACCCAGACTTTCCCGGCGCGGTGACGGTCGGCTACCTTGATGGGTACTTCGTCTTCAACGAGCCTACCAGCCAGCGTATATGGGTCACAAGTTTGCTGGATGGCACTTCGGTAGATCCGTTGGATTTTGCAAGCGCAGAAGGCTCGCCAGATGGCTTGGTGAGCCTGATCATTGATCACCGTGAAGCCTGGCTTTTCGGCACCAACTCTGTCGAAGTCTGGTACGACAGCGGCGCTGTCGATTTTCCCCTGACGCGGATTCAGGGTGCGTTCAACGAGATCGGTTGCGCTGCAGCGTTCTCTGTGGCTAGGCTGGACAACGGGCTGTTTTGGCTTGGCGCTGACGCGCGCGGGCGCGGCATCGTCTACCGTGCAAATGGCTATACGGGCCAGCGCATCAGCACGCACGCAGTGGAGTGGCAGATCCAGCAGTATGGCAACTTGGCCGACGCGGTGGGGTACACCTACCAGCAAGACGGCCACGCCTTCTATGTGCTGAATTTCCCCACGGCCAACACCACTTGGGTCTATGACGTGTCCACCAGCGCTTGGCATGAGCGTGCCGGCTGGGACACGTCGAACGGCGTGTTCACACGCCACCGCGGCAACTGCCAGATGTCGTTCGCCAACGAGATCGTTGTGGGCGACTACGAAAACGGCAACATCTACGCGCTGGACTTGGATGTGTACGCCGACAACGGCACGGCGCAAAAATGGCTGCGGTCGTGGCGGGCGCTGCCCACTGGCCAGAACAATTTGAAACGCACAGCGCACCACACGCTTCAGCTTGACTGCGAGACGGGCGTGGGGCTTAATGTCTACGATCCCCCGGAGATTGTTGAGACGGTTCTCGGGTTCTTGCTGGCCGAGGACGGGGCTGTCATCACCACTGAAGACGGCGTGCCGTTGACAGTCACTTCGTCGGCGGTGCTGACGACATCTCCCAAGGTTATGTTGCGTTGGAGTGATGACGGCGGGCACACTTGGTCAAACGAACACTGGACGTCAATCGGCCGCGTCGGAGAGTACGGCCACCGCGCGTTCTGGCGCCGGCTAGGCATGACGCTGAAGCTGCGCGACCGCGTGTACGAGATCAGTGGCACAGACCCCGTAAAGATTGCCATCATGGGTGCTGAGTTGAACATCAGCGGCACCAACGCATGACCAGCCCGCCGAACATCACCAACATCACGCCGCCGCGTGTGCCGTTTACTGATGAGCGCACGGGCCTGATCTCGCGTGAGTGGTATCGGTTCTTGCTGAACCTATTTACGCTGACAGGCAGCGGCCAAAGCGCCGCTACGCTGGAAGATTTGCAGTTAGTTCCGTCGCCGGTTGATTACACCGCAGAAATAGCTGCTGTCGCGAACATCGCTGAGATCGGCACGCAGCCACCTGTCATTTTTGGCACATTGGCGTACCAGAACTCGGAAAACGCATTCGTCACCCGGCTGAACACCGTAAGCGCAACGACGGGGGCGCGCAACGGCACGCTGGCCGAAGACAGCGGATTTGTCACGCTTCTGGGGACGAACGGTGCAGTCACGGGTATCGGCACGACCGGCATTACGGTTTCACAACTTAC